GCACTGATGTGTTGTTTTTGTCAAACTCTGGTGTCAGATCGTTGATGAGGACAATTCAAGAAAAGTCTGCTCCTGAAAGAGATTTATCTAAGAATGTGCGTAATGATTTGATGGGTGCTGTGGCTGGCGAAACACTGTCTAACATCAAGTCTGTTTATTCAGAGCGTGAAGCGTTTTATCTGTTGGTGACTCCTAGCATTGACACCACTTGGTGTTTTGATACTAAGGCATATTTGCCTGATGGTTCTGCAAGGGTTACTACTTGGGACTCAATTACACCTAAATCTTTTTTGTCTCGTAGAGATGGAAGTCTCTACATTGGTAAGAATGGCTATATTGGTTGGTACAACACTTATCAAGATTACGATACTTCTTATCGTATGTTGTATTACACAAACCATGCTGACTTAGGCGATCAAAATGTAACTTCTATTTTGAAAAAATTATCTGCTGTTGTTATTGGTGGAACAAATCAAGTTGTTACATTTAAATGGGGATTTGATTTCAAGACTAATTATTTGTCTGACAATGCAACTATTCCATCACAAGGTGTCTACTATTACGGCATTGCAGAATATGGTGCTAATGCCACAACAATTTCTTATTATTCTGATGGGGTTGCATTGCAGACATTGGTTGTTTCAGCGTCAGGTACAGGAAAAGTTGTTCAAACTGGCTATGAGTCAAACATCAATGGTTCAGCATTGTCGATTCAGAAAATTGAAATTCAAGCCAAACAAGGTAAATTGAGTTAAAGGAATACCATGAGTGATTACACCAAAAGCACGAACTTTGCCACCAAAGACAATTTGTCTTCTGGTAATCCTTTGAAGATTGTCAAAGGTACTGAAATTGATACAGAGTTCAACAATATTGCTACTGCTATTGCAACTAAAGCAGATTCGGCAAGTCCTACTTTTACTGGTACACCTATTTCTCCTACTGCTTCAAGCGGTACAAATACAACACAAATTGCGACAACTGCTTTTGTTCAGGCGGCAATTTCTTTACTGTATCCAGTTGGTTCTATCTACACAAATGCAAGTGTCAGCACTAACCCTGCAACATTGCTTGGGTTTGGTACATGGACAGCATTTGGTGCTGGTCGTGTCATGGTTGGTTTTGACTCAAGCAATACATTGTTTGATAGTGCTGAAGAAACTGGCGGTAGTGCAGATGCAATTGTTGTAAGTCATACTCACACTGCAACAGTAAATGATTCAGGTCACAGTCACTTAATCAATCAAACAGGTTCTGGTGCTCAAGCGCAAACAGGACAAAGTGAAAAACGGATGGTTGAAGGTTTATCTGTAAATAGCAGTACAGCTACTACTGGAATTACAGTAACAAACTCCTCAACTGGTTCAAGTGGTACAAATGCCAACTATCAGCCTTACATTACTGTATATATATGGAAACGAACAGCATGATGATGCAAGACCCTAAATATCGCATTATTCATCACTTCAGTGATGGGTTGTATGCCAAAGAGTCATTCTTCACTGCTGGAATGACCATCTTGAAGCATACGCATGACTTCAGTCATTTATCGATATTGGCTCATGGAAAAGTTGCTGTATTGCGTGGTACTGAGATTGATATTTTTTCTGCGCCAGCGTGTATTGAGATTGAAGCAGGATTGACTCATGGAGTCAAAGCAATAACAGACTGTGTTTGGTTTTGTATTCATGCCACTGACGAAAAAGACCCGTCAAAAGTGGATGAGATTTTGATTAAAGGGGAATGATATGCCTTATGTAACAGGTGCGGCAATATTGGGCGGTGCATCACTGCTAGGTGGTGCATTGCAAAGTAGGGCGGCTCGTGATGCCGCTAATAAATCTGCACAGGCACAACTTGAGTCAGCACGAATTGCGGCTGAAGCGGCTAAGTTTCGCCCTGTTGGGATAACAAGTCGTTACGGCACTTCAAACTTTCAATTCACCCCTGAAGGCTACTTGAGTGGGGCTGGTTATACAGTCAGTCCTGAACTTAGAGCCTATCAAGACAGGTTACAAGCCCTAACTGAACAAGGATTGACTCAGGCTGAGATGGCACAACAGCAATATGCGCCACTTCAGCAAGGTGCTCAAGGATTGTTTGGTTTAGGTCAGCAGTATTTACAGCAAACTCCTGAACAGGTTGCGGCTCAATATATGGCTCAACAACAGGATTTGCTTGCACCTAGCCGTGAAAGACAGATGGCTCAGTTGCAAAACCAGTTGTATCAAACAGGTCGTGGTGGTTTGTCTGTGGGTGCTACAGGTGCTAGACCTAGTGGTACGGCTGGTTTGGGCGCAACTACTCCTGAGATGGAGGCTTACTACAACGCATTGGCTCAACAAGACTTGCAATTGGCTTCACAAGCTCAACAAGCTGGTCAACAAAATGTGGCATTTGGAACAGGATTGTTAGGTTCTGGTGCTAACTTGATGGGTCAATATCAAGCAGGTCAAGTCGGTGCTTTGAGTCCATTTAGTACATATTTGGGTGCTGGTTCTACCATTGAGCAACTTGGTCAACAACCTTTGGATATTGGTGCTCAGTTGGGTGGTCGTGCGGCTACTGCTGGTGCTAATGTTGGTCAGGCATTGCTTACTGGTGGATTGGGTGCGGCAAGAACCTTACAAGCAACTTCTGGACAAAGTGGATTAGGTGCGGCATTGACAGGATTAGGTAATAACCCTTATGTTGGTTATGGTTTGAACCAATATTTCAACAAGCCTGCGCCTTATGTTGCAAATACCACAGCATCAGCTTTTGGCGACACAACTGGATATGTCACTGACAATTCTGGTTATGCAAGACCAGTAACTTTGTTTTAAGGAATAAATCATGGTAACTCCCACCTACACAATTCCAATAAATAGTCTTTTTTCAAATCCAACAAATTATGGCGATATGGATGCTGAATCAGCAAGAATTAGACAAGAAGAAATGCTTAGAGCTGAAAATGCACGAGAACAATTATTAGGCATAGTAAATACTCCTATGAGTTTTTCTAATCTCAATGCTTTTGTACCAGCAGTGGTAGAGAATGCCCAATTTACACCAGATGCTGAACCATATTCACCACTAACAGCAAGACAAGCCCCTCCATCTATTGTTGGTGGAATGTTTAGTCCTGAAATCTCTCGTGCGGCAGAGATGGAATATATGATGAAGCGTCAAAGAGCAATGCAAGATGAGGCATTGGCTTATGCACAGTTAACACCCATGCAACAAGCTCAGTTTGGCTTCTATCGTGGTGGTCAACAGTTGGGTGATGCTCTTGGTGGTGCTTTGGGTGGTCAAGACCCACAATTGCAGTTGATTTCTCAGCGTCAACAGATGTTAAGCATGATTGACCCAGACAAGCCTGAGACTTTTGCCAGAGCAATTCAAATGGCATTGCAAACTGGCGACAGAAATACCGCATTGATGCTCAATGATGAGATGAAAAATGCTCAGGCAAGAAAGACTGAGAATCTTCAATTGGGATTGCAACGCTTGGCACGAAATCTGTATAAAGCTGATGGTTCTATTGATGAACAGGTATACAACACCTTGCAAGGTTATGGAGCAGTTGGGCAAGCAGTTATTGACCAGCAATTTAAAGGATTCCAAAACTTACAAACTCAAAAGGCTCAAGTACTTGGAAGACAGTTGTTTAATGCAGATGGAACTCCTAACCTAGCAATTGTTGCTGAATTGCGTAAAACACCTGAAGGTAGAAAAATTCTTGAGGAAAACGCTCCAAAAACAATGACAGTTAAAGGTGATGAAACACTAATGTCTGTTCCTGTTTTGGGTGAAACTCCTAAAGTAATTAAGGAAGGTCAAAAAGTTGAACCATTTACAGGAACTATGGCTAATGCCGCCAATTTTCTTTACCAAACAACAGACCCTAAGAAAATATTTGCTACTCATGGTCAAGCTGGTCTTGATAAGGTAAGCCAAAAAGCAGAGGAACTTGCAACACGAGAAAGACCAGTTACAAACATAAATGTGTCGAATCAAATGCAAAAAGGTTTTGGAGAAAACCTTACAGACACTATTACATCAAACATTAAGGCTGGAAGTTTAGCTAGACCAATTTTGAGTGCTGTTGATAGTATGCAAATCTTGTTAGATGAGGGTGTAAAAACTGGATTTGGTCAAGAAACAATGTTGCAAGTTGGTAGGGTTGGTCAAGTGTTTAATCCTGATTTCAACATTAAAGGATTGGCTGGACAAGAAGCATTACAAGCTATTGCAACTAATTTGGTCTTACCACAAGTTAAACAACTTGGTGTTAATCCAACTGATACTGATTTGAAGTTCATCAACACTGGTTCACCTAGCCTGTCAAAAACAGTTGCTGGTAATAAGTTGATGTTGTCTGCCTTGAGGTTAAAAGGTGAGCGTGACCAAGATTTGGCAAGATTTACAAATACTTGGTTGTCTCAAAACACTAAATTAACAACAACAAATCCAACTCAAGCGTATGTCAAATTTAATACTGATTTTGATGCATACACACAAAGTAGCCCTCTATATGCACCATCAGCAAATAGACTTAGAGAGCAATTTAATGCACTTGGGTCATCAGGACAACCAAGAACAGGACAACCCAACGCTCGTGATACTTTGAAGCGTAGCGGTTTAGTTAATCCATAAAGGAAAACAAAATGTCATCTCTTAAAGACCAAATTTTAGACTTGCGTGACGAGTTAATGATTGCCAAAGATGAGGGCAAGTTAACTCCTGATGGTCAAAAAATGTTAGATCAACTTGAAACAAAGAGTTGGACTACTGGAGGTTTTGGTCAGTTTATGCAAGGGTTAACTGCCAATTTTTCTGACAGTGTAATTGGCTCAATTAAATCTTATTTAAGTCCTGCCCCAACTGCAATTGCAAAACAAGTTGGTATGGCTACACCAGATCAACCACCACCATCACCATCAGATGTTGGTGTTGCAATGGAACGAATTGGTTTAGAAGAATATAGTAAAGAGTCCCCTTTTAAATCAGGTGCGGCTAATATTGTTGGTGCGGCTACACCAGCATTTCTCACGAAAAGACCAATAACTTCATTTCCAGCACAAGCTGGAATTACCACACTTAGCGGTGTTACTGCTGGAATAGGTGAGTCTGAAGCTGAATTGTTTAGTCCTGAGTCCATGAAAAGCGGTGCAGTGGGAGGTGCAACAGCATTAGCGATGCTACCTCTCACTAAAGGGTTAGGCATGGCGGGTGGAACTGTTTATCGTGGTGTCGTAAAGTCAATTTTTGATAACCCACAAAAATTAGGAACTGATGAGGCTAGGTCACTAATTAAACAAGCATTAGTGGCTGATGTTGGTGGGGTTGATGAAGCTATTAAATATGTCTTAGAGCGTAAGGGAAAGCCTTATGTTTTGGCTGATGTTGGGGCAAATACTAGAGCATATTTAGATGCCGCCAATACCATACCAAGTGTTGGGAAAGCAACTGCTAAAAATTTCATAGAGCAAAGAGACAAAGGAATATTATCAAGACTGACAACAGACTTGCAAGTTGCTTTTGGTTCAAAAGCCGCATTCTTTGATGAGTTCAATGCTCTGAAACAAGCACGATCTCAACTTGGTGGCGCACTTTATGAGAGAGCGTTGAAAAAAGATATTCCTGTTACCTCTGAGTTGGTTTCTTTGATGGACAGACCTAGCGTCAAAAATGCTTTTGTAAGAGCGCAAGAATTAGCCAAAGAACAAGGAGTTAAATTACCTGATGTACAAGTAGTAAATGGGAAACTTGTTACATCAGATGGGAGTCCAGTTACAAGTATAAACACAACTTTTTTGCATTATGTAAAAATGGGTTTGGATGATGGTATTTTTACTGGTAAAAGTCCAACTAGTGGAATTGGGTCAACTCAACTCAATGCCTTTAAAGATACTAGATCGAAGTTTCTTGATTTGTTAGATTCTTCAAATACAACATATAAAAACGCAAGGCGTGTTTGGGCTTCTGATACATCAGTAATGGATGCGATGGAAGAGGGTCGGACAGTCTTCAACAAAAGCCCTAAAGATGTTGACATTTTGTTAAACGATATGAAGACAATGACTAAATCAGAACTTGAAGGCTTGCGTCTTGGAACTATGCAAAATCTTCTAGACAGAATAGGTGGGGCGCAAGTGGCTGACACTGTTGTTGGTGCAACTGGAAATCCAGCGTTGAAGATTATCAATAACCCAAAGAATTTGAAAATTATTCGTGAGACTTTTCCCAAAGATGAAGCTGGAGACAAATCTTTTGGTCAGTTCATTAAGAACTTGAAAACTGAAGTTGAGATGAAAAGCACTTCAAAACAAGTTTTACAGGGGTCACAAACTGCCGAAAGAACTCAAGCAATTCAAGATGTTCGTGCCGGCGGTAAAGCTATGCGTGAAATGCCTGTAATGAGTATTCAAGGCATTCTTACTAGGGCATTGCAAAGAGACTATGCAAACTTAGGTGATGAACAAACTAGGGCTGTTGCCTCTGAAATGGTTAGAATTTTGACAACAACAGACCATAAGAAGTTGCAAAAAATTGGAAAAGAGTTGTCTGGTCGCAGTCTTTACGATGTAATCAGTAAAGATGTCCCAGAACTTTTACCAGCTTTAGGTAGAACTATTTTGAGTCCATCATCTGTTGGCATTATGTCTGGTACAGCCGCACCAAACATCCAGAACTTCACTGGCTTGTTCACTCAATAATAGGAGACTGAAATTGACCCAATCAGTATTTGCCTCCTTGCGGCAGGACTTGTTAAACAAATTCAAGCTGGCTGTGAACTCTATAAGCAAGCAAAAGAATCTTTTGTTGAAATTAAAGACACTGCTGATGAAGTTGTGGCTATCGGCAAGGAACTTGGTGGCTTCTGGAGCAAGCTACGCAAGTTCTTTGCTGGTAGCCCAAAGCCTCAAGTTGCAAAGCCTGTGGCTAAGTCTAAGAAGT